ATAGCCAAACTACAGGATATTAATCTAATTGTACAATCTGAGAAAGCCTTTCTTGATTCATCCAGCAAAGCATATGATTTTATTGTGTCCGATGCTGATCATTTTAATTGCCACAAATGGATAGAATTGACCCATTCAAAGTTAAATAATGATGGGATATTAGTATATCACGACATAACCAATCCCTCATTCCCAAATCTTATGTCGATAAAAATGTATTATGACACAGTACCACACCAGTTTTCATCAATGCTATTTTCTAAAAATAGCAAACAAGGTGAGCGATGCGATAGAGGACTTTTAGTTTTACAAAAGAGACAATCATGATTACTTCATACGAACAATGGTTACAAGAATATAGAAAAGATAAATACAAGATTTGGATAAGGGCTACATTGTCCAATAATCAAGAATACTATCTGCCAGATGTAAAAGATTGGAAAGATCTTAAAGAAATTTGTAAGACCAACAAATTGAAAGTAAAGAAGGTTGGCCTACAATACCGATCACACTCCATAGAGGTTGACACATCAGACACCGATGGTGTATACTTGATCAAGTCTGTAATTGGCATGATCGGAGAAACCACAAAGCAAACAGTAACCATAGGTAAGTTATATGGTGACACAATTTATAAAAGTATGTGGATTACTCCAGAATTGATAGAAGAACTAAAAACCAAAGATTCAGTTGCGGATTCATTTGAGGAAGTATTGATTTATGACTACCAAAAAGAACAGACCAGAACTATTTAATCAGCAGTATCAAAAAGAATGGTCAGAAACACATAAGTATAAGCACATCCACACTGGCGAATATTGCACATTTGAGGCTTATGTAGCAGAATTTATAGTATTGCGAAGATCTGAAAAATTGAACTTAGGCAAACCATCTTATAAGTTTTGGACCAAGGGCGATCCATTGCACTGGCTGTGGAAGAAACAATACGGTGCCGCCATACAATTGAAAAAGAAATATAGCGAAGAAGCTATCCTTAATGCCATAAAATCTAAAGATTTTGATAATCTATTAGTTATTGGTATTCAAAATGGCAGGGGATACAAAGTAAATCCATTAGCCGAAAAAGTCATTATCAAACATCAAGCTATATTGGATAAACAGCAAACCAAAATCGAAGTTAATCTTGAAGAAAATGTTGAAAGTAGACCAGTTGAAACTAGGGCTACGCAGAGCTATAATACAAAAAGGACTACCATGAACAAGTTGAGGAATCTATGAGCAAAACCAAAAAGCCCACAAAGTTTTCGGAAGATAGCGTAAGCAGTTCCATCATTTCCAAATATGGGGATGTTGTTAGGAGCGGAACTGAGGTTCTAGAAAATATCAATAGCCTAAATGTAATTGGGGTATCTCCAGCGTTGGATATCGCACTTGGCGGTGGAATTAGAGAAGGTTCTGTTGTTGTTATGACAGGAGATCCAAAGAGCGGAAAGACCACTACAGCACTACATTTTGCCTCCAAGTGTCAACAAAAGGGGAAGCGTGTTATTTATGTCAATACGGAGGGTAGGTTATCAAGACAAAACTTTGATGGCATCAAGAACCTAAATGCAGACAACATTCTTATTATAGAGTCAACAGATGAAAGAGTATTATCAGCGGAAGACTTCCTAAACATTATAGAGTATTATATCAATAATGATCCCGGCTGTCTGATTATAGCGGATTCTTTATCCAATATGGTTCCAGCCGTAGAGCTTGAGGGAGAAGTACGAACAGGAGTTAGAAATGCTCTACCAAGACTTTTATCTATGTTTTTCAAGAGAATTAGCGGAACCCTCATGAAGAACAAGGTGATGTTGATTTGTATCACACATAATATTGCAAATACTGGAGGATCTCCATACGCTCCTCAAAAGATGGCAGATTGTGGAAATATGTTGCAGTATCAAGCTGGTACAAATATGGTTATCACCCATCGTGGAAAGTGGCAGGTGCCAAAAGATACTGGTCCACACGTTGGACAAATCGCCAACTGGTCTATAAAAACTTCTAATGCTGGCGGTCGCCCGAATAGCACAGCAGAAGGGTGGATACGATATGGAATCGGAGTAGATGAAGTACAAGAAATCATCCAGATAGCTTGTGAATTTCGTCTAATTAAATCTGCCGGTGCTTGGTATACTATACAGTGTGCGGTAGATGAACCTTCCCATCCAATAGTCGCTAAAGTTATAGCCGACAATAACGTTGGATCTTCAACAGAAGAACTTGAGAAGTTCTTTAAGTTTCAAGGCGTAAATAACGTGGCGGAATATCTTAACTCCACACCATCTATAGCTGAATTTATATACCAAAAAATCAAGGAGCTACATTGAAAGTCGTTGGTATCAATGGAAAAGAATATACTTGGAATTTAACAGGCTACGATGTATTCAATGATGACAAACGCAAAAGATCAAAGTTTCATATAAGAGCCAGAGTATTACTGAAAGAATTATTCAATAGCTATAGAATACTTGAAGAAGTCAAACTGCCGGGAAGCACAGAACTTCATAGAAAATCTGTACTGTACCTTGACTTTTACATACCTTCGATTAAACTAGCCATAGAGGTTCATGGTCAACAGCATTACGAGTTTTGTCCATTCTTCCACAAAAGTAAAGCAGATTTTCTCAAAGGCCAAACTAGAGATGATGATAAAATAGAGTGGTGCAGACTTAACGATATCAGATTAGTAACTCTTAAATACACAGAAAGCGACGATGAGTGGCGACAAAGAATTAAAAGCATCTGAAAAACTAGCAGAACATATTGAAGCAATAAATGACTACATAAATAGTAGTAATACAAAATTCTCCTCGTTTAGAGAGGAATATTTATTAGTCTCTGATTTATCATCTGATCAACTTAAAAGACTTACTCAGCAAGAACTATTTGATGCCGCGTATCTTATTTATGGTTATGCAACCTATATTCAAGATGAAATCAATAAGAATAAGGTAGCACTGAGTTGGTGTCATGATCAAATGGAAAAACTAATAGTCAAGCACAGTCAGGATTTTGGTCAATATACCAAGCATGAATCCAAAAAGTATATTCTTTCACAGAACAATTCATATGCTTCATCTTTAGAAAACATGCGGGAAGTAGCAGAAGCTAGACTGCAATCTCTTGATGGCAAAGTTTATGAACTAAAAAGAAAAGCGGACATATTACTTGAGAGGGGCAAACGACAATGAGTGACTTTGATGCATTTATCTCTTCCCTATCGGAAGAACAAAAGACAGCACTGCTTAATATTCTAACATCTACTAAAAATGACACACCCGCCAAGTCGGCACCAAAAAGGGCTGTCAAGAAAACCAAGAAAAATAAAAGCACTAAACCATCTGAATCTACAGAATCCGCCGATGTAGATTCTGATTTCACAATGAAGAGGGCGGAAAGTTCCAATAATCGGAGAAGAGAACCCGTGAAGGCTAAAAAGAATCAATGGGTAGACGAGGGTGAATTCAAAGACTTTGATACAAAGTATGGAGAAAGAACACCACGAAATAGACCCGCACCTAAGAAGGTGGATGTAGATTGTTCGGTTTGTGGAAGATCATTTAAGGTAGATCCGCGTTATGTCTATGGAGAATATCACCGCTGTAGCAGGTGTGCAGGAAAGTAATATATGGAAACAAAACTAACCGATATTGGATCAGAACGTGCAGTTCTGGCTGGAGTACTACAGCATGGCATAGATGGATATGTTGCTATATCTGATATTATCAACAGCGAAAGCTTTGGTCATGTCAATAATCAAGTTCTCTACAAGTGCATAGAGAAAGTAATTAATAATGACCAAAAGGTTGATATACCAGCTATATTAGCCGCTGCTGATCATTTGAATTTGGGCGACAGTATAAATACTCCACAGGAGTTGAAATACATAAAGTCTTTGTTTGATTTTCCAGTTAACAAAGATAATATTTTTAGTTTTGCACTGCAAGTCAAAAAGTTTGAATTTGCACGTAAAATCAAAAAGCTAACCGCCAAGATTCATAAGGATGTAGATGATGTTACCGGATCAGAAACCATTAATGATATCATACAGATCCTAGAGAATCCCGTCACGGAATTTTTACGAGAAGATGACGGCGGGGATACGCCAGAAAAGATAGGAAAGGATATCGCAACTTATGTAGATTTCTTAGAAAATAACAAGTGCGATGTTATTGGTATTCCAACTGGATTTTCCCGTTACGATGAGGCTATCGGTGGAGGATTAAGGAGAAAGTGCGTAGACCTTGTGGCTGCAAGACCAAAAGTTGGCAAAAGCGTATTTGCTGATAATGTAGCATTAAATGTAGCTACCAGAAATGTTCCAGTGTTGATGCTTGATACGGAAATGAGCAAAGAGGACCATCTTAATAGATTGTTATCTGGCATTAGTGGTATACCAATTAATGAAATTGCAACCGGTAAATTTGTTGACGATGATGAAAAAAGGTCTTGCGTTCGCGGGGCTATGGAAATTTTAAGCTCTATACCGTATTCATACATTAGCGTTGCTGGCAAACCATTTGATCAGATTTTGAATCTAATCAAAAGATGGATTGTGCAAGAAGTCAAAACAGATGATACTGGCAAAACTAATGACTGCCTTATCATATATGATTATTTAAAACTAATGTCATCTAGCTCCATTACTAACAATATACAAGAGTATCAAGCACTAGGTTTTCAGATTACATCTCTACATAATCTGTGTGTTAAGTTGGATATTCCATGTCTTTCTTTCGTACAGCTAAATAGAGATGGCATTACAAAAGAAAGCACAGACGCTGTATCTGGTTCCGATAGATTAATCTGGTTATGCACATCTTTTTCCATTTTTAAGATCAAATCTCCAGAAGAATTAGCAGAGGATGGTCCCAATGCTGGTAACAGAAAATTAGTACCCATTGTTTCAAGACACGGTGGCGGATTAGACGATGGTGATTATATCAATATGATTATGCAAGGTTCCCATGCAAAACTAAGAGAGTTAAAAACAAGGAATGAGTTTAAGAATCAGCCAGTTGGCGATACAGGATTAATAGATAAAAATACACTAGATAAGGTAAACGATGGACTTGCAGAAGATCAAGAAGACTCTGAATGAAAATGCAGAGAAGATATTCTCTAAGCTTGGAATGAAGTACGAGGTATTCGGGGATAATATTTATTCAACGTGTCCAGTTCATGAATCTAGCGACAACCCAAGAGCATTCTCATTCTCTGTAAATAAAGGCATCTGGAAATGCTGGACCAGAGATTGTCAGCATCAATATAAAAACGATCTATTTGGCTTGATCCGTGGGGCATTATCCCAATCTCGCGGAGAGGATGTTACCTTTGGAGATGCTCTCAAATGGGCCTGCGACACGATAGAATTGAAAAGATCAACAACAACCAGTACTCCACCACCAAATCAAATAACGGATTTTGAACGCCTTGTGTCCTTTCTAAATCAGAAGGATGAAAAGGTAATACACCGATCTATTATTTTAGAAGAGGGAATACACTATCCATCTAAATATTTTCTAAGCCGTGGATTTGAGGCATCAACATTGAAATATTTTGAAGTTGGAGATTGCACAAACAAGAAGTCCAAAATGTATGATAGATCTATTATACCCATTCATGATGACGAGGGTAAACTGGTTGCTATGATAGGCAGAGCTATCAAAGAGTATAAGTCACCAAAGTTTTTGTTCGATCCAAAGGGTTTTAACAAGGCAGACCTGTTTTATAACTACCACAGAGCTATAAATAAGATAGTAGAAACGCACTCTGTCTTTTTGGTCGAGGGTCAGGGGGATGTATGGAAGCTATATGAAGCTGGCATACATAACGCCTTGGGTCTATTTGGGAAAACCATCAGCAAAGAACAAGAACTAAAGCTGAATAAATTACCCATCACACACATTGTTGTGCTAACAGATAATGACCAAGCGGGCAGAGAATCAAAAATACAAATACAAAGACAGTTTAGCAGATTTTATAAACTAAGCTTCCCAAAGCTAAACAAAAAAGATATTGGCGATATGACAGTTGAACAGATTAAAACATTGATACTACCACAGATAAAAGGGTTATCTCTATGAAGATTATTGGCATAGCTGGCAGAAAGCAAGCTGGCAAGAATACGGTAGCAAATTATATCAATGGTCATGTGCTTAAGCATAAAAACATGATCAATGATTTTGCTATTGATTCCAACGGTATGCTTGTAGTAAACACACAAGATATTACTGGTCAGTCTGGTTTTGGCATTTTTGACGTTACTAGAAAAGATAGTATCTTTGTAGATTATGCAGAAAGAGATTTATGGCCTTACGTCAAAGTTTATCATTTTGCAGACCCTCTTAAAGAAATGGCGGTAGGGTTATTTGGATTAAAACCATCTGAAGTTTATGGAAGCGATGATCAAAAGAATTTAGTAACGAATATTAATTGGGAATCAATGCCAGATTGTCCACCAGATAAAGCTGGGCCGATGACAAATAGAGAGTTCCTAGAACATTTTGGAACTAAGATAGTGCGTAAAATTAAAAGAGACGCTTGGTCAGAATATGCAATAAACAAGGTCGTGGCAGAACAATCAG